CGCACAGCACGTTTTCAAAGTCAGATACCATGCGCCGGTGGAGCAATCTGCCGGCGTATTCATGTGACCTTGAAACACTACACAGAAAGGAGTTCACCATGAACACAAGAAATCCGGCTGATGAAACCAGCACTGCCGAGCTTATCGACATCCGCGATGTTTCCGTGAACAAAGAGCTTCCGAAGCAGGAGCGCATTGCCGCCTTCGTGGAGCAGATCAAGAACCCCTACCGCTTCCGCTGCGGTGAATTTGTGGTGAACGTCCGGTTCGCCGCAAACGGCATTTCGCTGGAAGAATGTCTGCAAGGTATTTTGAGATGATCGACAAACTTGTGCGCTTCCGTAAAAAGAAGTATAATGAGCGCGGAAAAGGATAAAACACTCTGAACCTCATAACCACTCTTTTTGTTGCGGGAGCAGTCCGGGATGAAAGGAGTGTATTTTCATGCCTAAATTCAAAGCAACAGCGTACATCCGATTGTCCTATACGGATGACCACAGCAAAGAGAGCGACAGCGTGGACAATCAGCGCAAGCTCATTGAGAACTTTGTTTCGCAGAACCCCGATATTGAAATCGTCTGCGAAAAAATCGACGATGGTTACAGCGGCATCATCTTTGACCGTCCTGCTTTCAAAGAAATGATGCAGCTCGTCACGGACGGAAGCATCAACTGCGTCATCGTCAAAGACCTTTCCCGTCTCGGACGTGAGTACATTGAGACCGGACGTTATCTCCGACGTATTTTCCCAACCTACGGTGTCCGCTTTATCGCCATCACGGACAATATCGACACCGCCCATGAAAACGGCAGCGATGATCTGACGGTCTCCGTCAAGAACATCATGAACGAAGCGTACTGCCGTGACATTTCCATCAAAACCCGCACCGCGCTGGAAGTGAAACGCCGCAACGGTGATTTCGTCGGCGCGTTTACGGTGTACGGGTACATGAGATCGGAGGAAAATAAGAATCAGCTTGTACCTGATCCCTACGCTTCCCGCGTCGTGCAGGACATATTCCGTATGCGTCTTGACGGCTCCAGCGCATCCAAGATCGCGTCGGAGCTGAACCGGCTTGGTATTCTTTCACCCCTTGCCTATAAGAAGAACAACGGTCTGCCGTATGCCAAAAAGGGTTATGCCGATAAGGATAACTGCAAATGGTCGGCTACGACGATCATCCGCATTTTGCAGGATGAGATTTATACCGGCACCTTGGTACAGGGCAAGCAAGGAACGCCCCACTATAAAATCAAACAGATGGAACAGCGTCCGTCATCGGAATGGATTCGCGTTCAAAATGCGCATCAGGCGTTGGTTCAGAAGCAGGATTTTGAGCTGGTACAGCACATTTCCAATCTGGACACCCGCACGGCTCCGCAAAAGGACAGCGTTTATCTGTTCTCCGGCGTTCTGATCTGCGGATGCTGCGGCGGACGCATGACCCGAAAAACGAACCGTTCAAACGGCAAAGAGTATCACTACTATTACTGTCCCACCGGAAAGAAAAACGGCTGCGGTCACGCGGTCATGCTCAAAGAGGACGATCTGATCGAATGTGTCAGAGAAAACCTGAAAGTGTACATTGACAACGTGGTTTCGCTGGATGCTCTGTTGCAGGGCATCGACCAAGAGACCATCAATCAGACCATGGTGAAGGAATACACCGACCATATCACGGACAATGAGCGCCGGTTGGAGCAGACGCTGGAGTTCAAGGCTCGGCTGTATGAGAATCTTGTCAGCGGCGCTCTCACAAGAGAAGAATACGCTTCCTACAAGGCAAATTACACCCGGCAGGCAGAACAAATCCGTGCCAGTATTCAGGCTCTCAAAGACAAGCTGAACGATGTGCTTGAAAATAAAAGCGAGCGCAATCGCTGGATTTCCCATTTCACGGAGTTTTCTTCCCTTGAAACCCTTGACCGAAAAGCCATCGTGCATTTCATCAAGAGCATCCGTGTTGTCGGGAAAAAGGAACTGGACATTACCTTCAATTTTCAGGATGAATATGAAAAAGCCGTGCAGCTTCTCAGACAGGCACGGCAGAGAAAGGCAGGCTAACGAATGGCGAGGAAAAGCAGAAAAGAACTTCCGGCAGCCATCGTGCCGGAGCAGGAACAATCCTGTAAAGCCGGGATTTATGTCCGTCTTTCCGTTGAGGATACGCACACAAGAACCTGTTCCATCGAGAGCCAGCAGATGATCGTTGCGTCTTTCTTGGAACGGAACCCGGAGATCAGCGTTTATAACACCTACATTGACAACGGCGCGACGGGTACGAATTTTAACCGTCCCGGCTTTCAGCAGTTGTTGTCCGACATTGAAGCAGGCTTTGTAAACTGCGTCATTGTCAAAGACCTTTCCCGGCTGGGGCGCAATGCCATCGACACCGGCTATTATATCGAGCAGTATTTCAGAATCCGCAATATCCGCTTCATAGCCATCAACGAGAACTATGATACCGCCAACAAGGACGGCACGGAGAACGGCATCATGATCCCGCTGCGGAATATGATAAACGAAGCCTACGCCATGGACATTGCCCGCAAGATCAAAGCCCAGCAGCGTCAGGCAATGAAGGACGGAAAGTACATCGGAGCCAGACCACCTTATGGTTATCTGAAATCCGAGGACGATTGCCATCAGCTCATTATTGACCCCGTTGCCGCTCCTGTCGTAAAAAAGATATTCGAATGGGCAAAGGAAGGCGCAGGGCTGAACACCATAGCCGTCCGTCTGAATACGGAAGGCTGTCTCCCGCCCAGCAATTACAAAAAAGAAACCGGTGAAATCCGGCATGAACGGCTGGTAGGAAGCGGTCATTGGCAGACAAGAACTGTCAACAAGGTACTCCGTTCCGAGGTCTATACCGGCGATCTTGTTCAGGGCAAAACGAAAAATATCGACCACAGACAGGTCATAGCTGGCAAGGACAATTACATCACCGTACAGAACACACACGAAGCGATTATCAGTCATGAGCTGTTCGATGAGGTACAGGAAATTCTTGACTGCGTAGCGGAGGAAGCAAGAGAACGCAATGTCGTTCCCTACACGCCCAATCTACTGAAAGGCAAGGTGTTCTGCGCCGAGTGCGGCAGACCGCTTCATCGTCAGCGGAATATGAGGAAGAAACACCCCGATGTTTATCTGTTCCATTGCCTGACGCCGAGCCGCATCAATCCTGATGACTGCCCCGGCGTGACGATCCGGGAGGATGTTCTTCTTGACCTTCTCTGCAATCTGCTGACCTGTGAGCTTGAAACGTCTTTGGGAGACTGTCTGATGCAGGCAGATACCAACGACGAATATGAGCAGTCCCGCGTCGAACTGAAAAACAAAATCATCAGCCGCAGACAGGAAATCGTCCGGTTGCGCGGTCTTGCCCGCAGCCTTTATGAGAACCTTGTCAACGGCAACATCACCAAAGACGAGTATTACGACTACAAGGCAAAATACGAAGGCAAAATCAATCTGATTGCACCTGAGATTGAAACGCTGGAGCAGGCGTTACAGCTCATCGAAAAGCAGGAAGAACAACAGCGCCGTTTGGCAAAGGACGCTGAAAGCATCCGGCAGGATCATGAGCTGACGGCGGCGCTCATTGACCGGCTCATCGAGCGCGTCGATGTTTCCTCTGACAAGCAGGTAAGCGTGACCTACCGCTTCAAGAGCGAATATGAAAACTGTAAGGAGGTGCTGCGGCAATGCAGAAATATGTGATAGCCCTTTACATCCGGCTGTCCATCGAGGACACCAAATACGACAGTCTGAGCATTGAGAATCAGCACCTTGTCCTGAACGAGTACGCTTCCTCCATGCCGGAAGCCATGAACGCCGAGATATTGGAGTTCATCGACAACGGTTATACGGGAACCAACTTTGAGCGTCCCAAGGTGCAGGAGCTGATCGAGATGGTACGGGAGAACAAAATCGACTGTATCATCGTCAAGGATTTCTCCCGGTTCGGGCGCAACAGCATTGAGACCGGCTATTTCATCGAGCGCGTCTTTCCGCTGTTCCATACACGCTTTATTTCCATCAGCGACGACTTCGACAGCAACCGCTACAAGGGAGATACCGGCGGTATGGACGTGGCTTTCAAATACCTCATCAACGAGTATTACAGCCGCGATATGTCGATCAAGACCAAGAGTGCCAAGTATGCCAAGATGCAGCGCGGCGAGTATCAAAGCAAAATATGTCCTTTCGGATACCGCAAAAGTGCAGACGGCAGAATGGAGCCTGACCCGGAAACCGCGCCGGTGGTACGGCACATCTTTGAGCTTGCCGTGCAGGGCTTCGGCGCCACACAGATCGCCAAGAAGCTCTATCAGGAAGGCATCCCCACACCGGGAGAATACAAGAACGCTCATGGAAACCATACGCACGATGTTTCCCGCGCTCATGGGATATGGTCGGCATCAACCGTCCTCCGCACTCTGGACGACGAGCGATATATCGGCACATACATCATCGGGAAGAAAGCCGTTACCGAAGTGGGCGGCTCAAGGGTAAAGACCAAGGACAGGGACAAATGGTTCATTATTCCTGACCATCATCCCGCGCTTGTGGATAAGGAGACCTTTGAAAAAGCAGGATCAAAAATAACCCGGTTTTCTCAGCCCCACAAACAGAAACGGGAATATCCGCTCCGAGGCAAAGTGTTCTGCGGAAACTGCGCTCATGCGCTCTCCCGGATACCGAAGAAAACGCCTGTTTTTGTCTGCCGTCATTCACAGGCAGATGAAAGCTACGCCTGTTACAATCTCTCCATCACAGCCGATGAGCTGGAAGAAGCGGTGTTCACAACACTGAAAACGCACCTTGCCGTGTTTGCAAACAGCGACGCGGACGGTTCAAAGCCTTTCATGTTCGTCGCTGAAAAAGCCGCTTATGAACAGCAGATCGAAGCTCTGCAAAAAGAAAAGCAGTCCCTCTTTGAGCGTTTCGTCATGGACGAAATCAGCGAGGAACTGTTCAAGTCAGAAAAGAAGCTCTGCGACGATCAACTTCTGAAAGCGAAAAATGCCTATGCTGCCATTACAGCACTGGCAACCCAACAGCAGGAAGAAAAGGAACAGAACAGCAGCCGTCAGGCGGCGGCAAATACTGTCCTGAACGCTGATGCCCTGACACCGGAGATCATCGACCTGCTCATTGACCGCGTAACTGTATTCCCCGATAAGCGCATCGAGATCACATACAAAATCCAAGATTTCAATGCATAGGGGAAAACAAAATTTTTTGTCGTGTGCTTGACATACGGGTGCCGGAGGGCGTGGAATCGGATGTGCTCCAGACCCAGCGTTTTCAGGATCTTCGTATGGATCGCGGCGACGGCGTCCGGGTAGTAGATGCCTCCCGTCACCGGCGAAGGGAACATGCAG